CACCTTTTCCAAATACTTTTCCCATCTTCATTCCTATTTTGAGATCATGAAAATTTGTTTACCATCAAATCTTTTTTTTAACAACTTTTTTTAGGCTAATCATGAAACTTGCTGATTTGACAAATAATTTCTTTAGGAGGATTGTGGTAAAAAAGGGGGCACTATGGCCAAAACCAAACTTACAGCAGAAACTTCACAGGATCTAGCCAAAGATGGAATATACCTAGTCTTTTTTATCATAGGATTGATGTGTACATTCGGAATAGCAAACAGCTTATTTGGCTGATTTCTTTTTCTTATTTTTCATCATCTCTTTCCCTAAGTCACAAGCTGGATCTCTTTTTTTATCTAGCTTTTCAAGTTGCTTGAGGTCTTTGAGTGATTTTTTTGTTTCTTTCTCTATTTTCCGTATCTTCTTGTCCATAAATTTCCTTTAGGTTTGGGCCAGGGCCAAAACGTTTAAATTTCCAATGATTTTCAGGCTTCATGCCAAAATGTTTTTGTTTTCTGATTTTCTCTTTTTGACTGCGGCATTTCTTGCAAATGCTCCCATTTACGTAGGAAGGGAAATCAATTAACACCAATTTCTCTTCACCGCAAATCATGCACTTCCTCATAGCAGCTGGATCAGGCATTAAATTCTGTCCCATTTGCGCCCCTTTAAGTAATGTGACCATCCAGAATCATTCCAAACTCTCTCATTCTCTGAGCGTTTTATGAGCTCTCCAAGAGGAACTTTATTCTTTGGTTTGAAGGGTTTTTTGTCTGCTTCTGGCACAGGTTTATATCTGCTCCTTGCGCGTTTCCTAAGACACATTAAGCAATAAGCTCTGCAAGAATTCTCTTCAGGATTGCGAACCTTAATCCCACAATCTTGACAAGTTGTGTTCAGTTTATCTTCCTTGAGCTTTGAGAATTCAGCCTCTGTAACTTTTTCACAATGATCTGAGCAATACATTTGATAGTGCTTTTCTACTTTGAAAGATCGGTAACATCTCGCACAAGGTAGGTGAGTTTTAGGTTCCAGCTTGGCTTCAGGTTTATTGTAATAAGACTGAGGCTGAGACCATAAAACATATCTAGGATCTTTTGGACTTACCATGACTGCCTTGAATTCCGGATAAAGAAAATACTTGATAGCATAAACAGAAAAACACTTTTCATAGACTATTTTCCCTATGTTCCTATGGTCTGATAATAACCCTTATGTTACATGTAGCCTGAAGAGCATTGACATGCAAGTTCCAAATACTAAGAGCATTACGATGAATGCAATAGTAGGGATAACCTTTTCAAATTTCAAATGCCCTCACAGGTACTTGTGGAGGGGGTGAATTTTTATATAGTTTCATCATCTTTTGGTCCTGCATTAACAAGCTCATAAGATGCTACTTCTTTTTTTCTGATCCACATTCTAGCATCCCATTCAAAGAATCTCTTGAAATTACTCATTTTCATATGAATGCTTTCAAGCTCTTCTGAACTTTGTACAGGAATTTCTATGATCAAGCCGCTCTTCAAAGTCATGACAACTTTCATTTTTACCTCAAATCCTTTTCTAGCATGATTCCGTCTTCAACAATCTTTTCAAGCTGCTCAATCATAGGGTAAAAGAAATTCACCAATATAGAGACGCATAGGGAGACTTTTACATTGCACATCTGCAATTCTTCAGAAGCCTCAGATTGCATATGGATACATGCTTCTTTAAAATTCTCTTCTGCTTCTTCTAGCTCATCAATCTTATCTGCAAAGAGAGTAATAAATGGGAAAAGTGAAATATTTGTGGACTGCGCCCGTGCGTTGATAAGTTTGGAAATTTCATGCATTTTCTCCAGTGAAATTGCTATTGGTTCATTTATAATGTTGTGAAAAAAATTATCCACGCTTCTTCCTTTTCTTAGGAATCTTAGCACCAGATTTGCGTGCTGTGCTTAATGCGGCTGCTACTGCCTGGCGCTGCGGATGGCCTGCGTGTACCATCTCACTTATATTTTCGCTGATGACTCTTTTGGACTTTCCTTTTTTCAGGGGCATAACTCTCTCCTTCTATAGGTTTTCTTATTCCTAAGTTGACGTTCTCCCTACCCAAGCTAAATTCTACTGAAATCATCTCGCCTTTTAGAATTTGCTCTAACTCTAGCGCACTGATCACTATATCAATAAAAAATTCTTTATCAAGTTTTTCTTGGATCACTTCCATCTATTTGCTCATACTGTTCAGGTCTTATAGGCATAATTCTAATGAGGGTACCAGGCTTGGTGCTGTAAACCTTGCGTGCTCTGATTTCTACCACTCTTCTGTCATCTTCAATGACAATGCCATTCATGCAATCCAACACAAACTTTTGCAAGTTATCAATGTCTGGTTTACAAATGTGATGCATTGCACCATTTAGCATCTGCCTTTGTTTAGGCTTGGAAGTAGACTTTGGAATGGGAAGATAAAACGTAAGGTCAACGTAAACGGGACAACCTAAAGGTTCTTCCCTATATTGAGACTTTAGCTGCCATTTAGCACCTTCTTTAAGTTTGCCCTGTTGTGGATCTTCATAGGCGCTCTTAGTTTTGAAGTTGAATCTTGGTCTAGCTGAAGCGACAGGTGTTCCAAACAAATCCAGAGATATCATGATAACCTTTCCTCTTATGTATAAAATACTGGGATTTTAATAAACATTTTTTTATATTCAGGTTCTTCATCAATATCTCCGTGTGGGTAAGAGGGGAGGGTCTAAGTAGTCCTCCTCTTTTTTTTCTTAGGGAAAGGATCGTCAGTTAGGTCTTCATAGCTAATTTTCCCGTAAGTGTACCTATTTATTTTATACGCTAACAAAGCAGATAGCTTATTTCTTTTCAATGCCCTACACAATCCTTCAGGGGTGATCTTGCATTTCAAGGCCAATTCCTTTTGTGTCATACCGGTTGCATCAAGGTAAGCCATTATTTTTATCTTAGCGGTTTGTCTCATTGATTGATTTTTCCCTCTGATTATTCATTGACTATAAATTTTCCCTCTGCCAAAGTCAAGTCTTTAAGATTAACATCTAGGAGAGGAAAACACTATGATAAAACCCGGTTATACTCGCGTATCAGAGATTTTAGGTCAATGGCCTCAATTTGAGGGGATCCCTCCAGAGATAATTAAAAGAAAAGGTGAAATAGGGACTGAGGTGCATGAGGCTATTATGGGATTCCATAATGACATTCACCTTCCAGTCAGTGAAGTGGCTCAAGGATACTATGACAGCTTTATGAGATGGTACACCCTATGCAAATATCCTATGCAGTCAATAGGACGTCTTTACTGCGACACCCTTAAAATTACAGGAGAAATAGATGCAATTATCCAAGTAGAAGGTGCTTGGTGCTTAGTGGATTGGAAAACAAGCGCTACAGCTAATGACAAACTTTGGCAGCTCCAGGGACAATTTTACCAATACCTTATGAAGACCAATGGACATGAAATTGATACCCTATTCTATTTTGTGCAACTAGACAAACATGGAAGTATGCCCAATGTTAAACTTTATCAAAGCACTAAAGATCTGATGAATGTGTGTATGAGCGCATATATTTGTCACAAATATCTAAACAAGGTTGACAGGAAATCACAAGATCAATCACAATGCTCTCTATAAGATCAATAACTCTCCCCCCAGTGTATCAGACTGAGGGGAGACAAAACACTGAGAAATGTGCAAACCGTTGGAGGATTCACACATGGTAGACTCTATCAAAAACATATCTTTTGCAGATATAGAAACATTAATTCAGCGTATCTCACTCACTGAATTTACTCTCTTAGACCATATCACAGTCCAGATGCAGGCTGATCTAGAGCTTCTCAAAGTCCTTGAGAAACTAAAACTAGAGCTTACAAATCTCATTTCTGTTAAATAATTTTTTTAATGAGGTGTGTATGTTCAAATGCTACTTACCGGATTCACCTCCTGAGACATTTCAAGAAATGTTGTGGAGATTGAACAAGACGGAAGAAGAATATGATCAGTATCTTAAGGATAAAGAAGAGGCTGAGATTAGTTATTACATGGATATTTTAACGTATGGGGAAATATGAGCGCTAATTTAGTAGAGATAAGTCCTGCTAGTGTACAGGAAAATGAGATGGAAAACACATTGCGTACCTTTGAGTACGCAATTGATGACACTTTGGAAAGAGCAATGCTTTATGAGGTATGCTCACACTGGTCAGCTGAAGAAGCTATGAATCTGATTGCCAAGGTGAAGAACTATGGCAAGAAGATTGAGGAGATCAGAAAAAGGATTAATGAACCTTACCGCAAGATGCAAACCTACAACAATGAAAAGTGTAGGCCATTCTTAGAGAGACTAGATAGGATTGAGTCCATTCTAATCTCTAAGATTGAATGTTGGAAGATTAAGGATATGAGAGAGCAAGAAGATATGCAGAAGGAAGCAGAACTACTCAGAGATGCTTTACAGCTTGAAGTTACTCCTTTTGTAAAAACAGAGGCTCAATTAAGAACCTCAAGTGCATTGGCTTATGAGAAAACAACCATGAAGTTTCAGGTTGAGTGTTTGGCTATGATCCCTATAAACTATATCACAGTTGATGAAGATAAAGTGCAAGAAGCTCTAAAAGCAGGCGTTAGGGAAATCCCAGGATTGAAAATATATGCAGAGAAGAAAACTATTATTAGGAGCAGGTAAGATGTCAGCAGTAGCAGTAACAAAAAAGACCGTTTCATTAGCTCAGTTTGAGGCTGATGAGTTTGAATCTAAGAAAGATCTTCTCAAACGCACTATTTGCAAGGGAGCTACAGATGATGAATTCCAGCTATTTGTGCATGCTTGCAAACGCACAGGATTAGACCCTTTCATGAAGCAAGTTTATGCTGTCAAAAGATGGGATAACAACTTGAAGCGTGAGACCATGACAATCCAAACGGGGATTGATGGATATCGCTTAATAGCTGAAAGGACAGGTCGTTATGCACCGGGAAAAGAGCCTTCTTATACCTATGATTCTAATTCAAACCTAGAATCTGCAACAGCATATGTGAAGAAGATGACCAAGGATGGAACATGGCATGAAGTGGCTGCTACTGCTTTCTTTGATGAGTATTGCCAACGCAATAAGGAAAATAAGCCTATTGCAATGTGGCAGAAAATGGCTCGCAATCAGCTAGCTAAGTGTGCTGAGTCTTTAGCTTTGCGTAAGGCTTTTCCTGCTGAAATGTCTGGGCTTTATACTTCTGAAGAGATGGAACAAGCAGAGAGTGAATTCTCATCAGAATCTGCAAAGCAAGGGAAAACACAAGCTACTGAAGACATTGATGGTCTAATAGATAGTCTTTTCCATAAGGTTCAAATACCCGCATCCCAACACTTTGAGCCTTATTTAAAGTTTGTGCAATCCAAGCTTCAAGGCAGAAGTTTAGGAGATGTGCTCTTAGGATGGCTTAAAGATCCAGAGCCTTTCCTTAAGCACTACAAAAGCTGGATGGATAAAAATAATCTAGCTTGGGAAGATCAGATTGAAGATGCAGAAGTTGAGGAAGCATTCTAAGTGAGCTGCTTAGGTTTTCTTCCTCTTTTAGCAGGAGATGGAAGCGCAGATAAAGTAGTCTGTGGCTTCCTCTCCTCTAATCTCACCTCAGCTATGGTGACTCTCATATTCAAATCTCTCACTTGACACTGAATATCCTGTAACAAAGTTACAATTTTTTCTAGCTTTGCATCAGAGTGATTCGCTGATCCTCTTATCTCATTTTGCATGTTAAAAAATGCATTCTGAGAATCTTTTAAGGCATGCTCCATCACTCTTTGAATGTGATCTTGTCCCTGTACTGCCTGTGTCATTAGCTTTCTAGTCTGCTTGTAACTTTTAAAAGAAAAAATAATGCAGGATAATGCTCCCAACATGCCAAAAATAAATACTAAACTTGATAAGATTTGTGTGAGCATGAGATTTCCTTTAGCATTTGAAACGCAATAGTCTAAAGCAAAGAACATTTTTTTGCATTTTAAAGATCTCTTAATACTTTGGAGGCTGAAACACAAGTGTATAGACTAAAATTATACAGAACATTTATGTTGGCGGATGTTCATAACATGTAAAGAAAAATGCCACAGAGTGTGGCATCAAATTCATTACATAAAAAAAAAGGCCAGCAATCTTGCGAAGAGCTGGCACCTAAACGTTCTATTAACCCCAGAACGTTGATGATATTACTCAAATTGAGCAATATCACGCATGCTAAAAGAAATTGTTTATAATGTAAAACTCTTTTAGCTCAGCTCTTCTTAAAGTGTTGGCTCCCAACGGAGCTCCCCTAATGACACGCGACAATGATACCCATTTTGAAGTTGAAGAAGAAGACAGAGAACTTTTCTCCATTACACCTCATTCCCTAAGCCGGCATAAAACTCTTTCAATGGCAGCTGGATTTCTACTCATCTACCTTTTGAGTCATAACTTACAAAAATATCAGATAAAAATGGCATCCGTTAAAGAACATTTCAAAGGAAGATGTGGTCAAAAATCTCTATATAAAATGGTCAATGAATTGATAGAACATGGGTTCATTCACAGAGAAGCTATCAAAAGAAAAAACCGTTTTTCTAACTGGGTATACAGAGTATCTTCTAAACCTAAGTTTAAAAATATTTCTTCACGTGGCACTTTTGACCAAGTTCAAAATGAACAAGTTCAAAATGACCACACTAAAGAATATCAAGAGTCTTCTTTAGATAAGACTATATATAAGAAAAGACAAGAGGAAGAAGCGGTGCAAGCACCCATTGCTGTCGCTGCCGCTCCAGCTCCTTCTCTTCCTTCTTCAAGAAAAAAAATCAAAGAGAGCAAAGAAGAGGTTGTTGAATTTGTCTTCCTTACCCCTACTCAGCAGCAAAAGCTTCTCCAAAGATTAGATTCTGATACCTCCAAACTTCATAAATGCTATGAAAAACTCTCCAATTGGAAAATTGGCAAAGGCATTTCTGGTGGACAAAATGACTACATGGCTATCATCAACTGGGTGATTGATGCTGTAATTGCTGAAGAAAACAAACCCATTGAAGTACCTTTACCAGAAAGGAATAGAGCTTTTGCAATGAAAGTCAAAGCGTTGAATCTTAAGAATCCAGATATTGAAATTGGTCCAGATTATCTAGAACTCAGATCAGGACCAATGAGAACAATCCATGAAAAGTTCACTGATAAAGACTTCAAACATAAAATAATTAAAGAATTGAACAATAAAAACTTAAGCACAAAAGGTTTGGAATGAAATACTTAGATTTTCTTTGCATGGGCACAAATCATACCTATGCTTTTAATATGGAAAAATTTATTTGTTATAAAATTATTGATATTGAACCCAAAATATTTAAATTTTCCCTTTCATTTGACCATGGAGTACGCTTTGAGGGATATTTTCTAAAATCATCATTAGATAATTTTTTAAACTTTTTTTGTGAACATATCTCTGATGATGAAAAAGGAGAAATGATTACATATTGCGAAACTTTAGAATCTTGCCAAGAAGCAAAAATACAGATGGAGATATAGGGTTACCTATCCTTACAAAAGATCGTTTAACACTGAGCCTCTAATACAGTCCTAGGGGCATTTAAAAAATAGGAACCATATGAAAGTAGAGATAGTTGGATTTTACAAAAACACAGACAAAAAAAATAAGATCAAAGGAACCCTCCATGTCTATCTTGTAGATTTGGATCTGGATATCCGTGGCATTGCAGTACACAAAGGCGCTAAAGGTGGGTGGTTTTATCAAATGCCAGGACGCAAAACCCTAGATGCAGAGACAAAAGAAATGGTGTGGTATCCACATATTTCTTTCTCTAACAAAGAGATTCATGATGAGATGATCCAAAGTATCATCCAAGAAGCAGATAAGTTTTTAAAAATTGAGTTGACAAAAGCCTAGAAAAAGTCATAAATATTTCTTTAAGTCATGAAGACTAAAAGGATGTTTATGTACAAGATTGTGGAATACAGAAAGGTAGAGAATAAGAAGAACCTGAAAGGGTATTTGGATATCTATGATTCAGATAAAAAATGGCTAATCAAAGGGTGTAGCGTCTTTGCAAATGGTGGAAAGTATTGGGTAAATATGCCCAGTAGGCCCTACAAGAATGAGAGTGGGGAAACCAAATATGCAGACATCATTCAAATGCACAAAGAGGATCAAGATGAGTTTAGCAAGCAAATCATTGCTGCTATGAAAATCTATGATCCAATGGCTCCTAAAGCTTTTGTGGCTAAGAAGGCAGAACCTGTTGAAACTCAAGATGACATGTTTGAGTTGCCTTTCTAGTGGATTAAAAAAATTCTTTAAACTAGAATCCGCTAAGCAATATTAACATTGCTTGCAAAAAAATCCTATTGTGCTATTTAACCTGGGCCTGTAAAGCCTGGGTTTTTTTATTTCACTAAGTATTAAGAATTTGCGTGCAAATAATATAAAGATTCTGTAAAATCGCGCGCCCGCAGGGGGGGGGATAAATCAGGTTTTTTTAGCTAATGATGCCGTATAAAGAGAATGTACCTTGAGAAATATTTCCAGAAGCCAAGGTAATTTGTAATTGAGTTATAGCAGCCGTATTTCCAAAAGTACCTCCATACACTCCAATACCGTTTGATCCTCTATCATTGCAGGTATTTGTTAGATATGAAGCTCCAGAGCTATTTGAAAATTGAGAGTTTCCTATGAGACAAGTACCTGAACAAGCAGGGACGCTGCTTCCAAGAGATCCGGCTAATATTGCAAAAGTTGTTACGTTTGCAGGAACTGTTGGGCCTCCTGCTGTATTTCCAAATACACCTGTGCCAGCATATCCAGTAGTAACAAATCCGCTTCCTTGATTGTATCTTAAAAGCATAGCTTGACCGCCGCCGCTAGCAGCAAATACATTATCCCATACAAGCATATATCTATTGAATTGAGAAACAATACCAGTAGTGAATGAAATGCTGGCAGAAGCACTTGCTGTCTGAGTCTGAATCCATGTCCATGATTGAGAGCCTGGAAATGGTGATCTTAATACAGTATTATTAATAGCTGCTACAGAATTGAATACAATATTGCTATAAATTAATGTTCCTGAACCTGTTATAGGACTTGCATTAGAGCTACTTACTAATACATTATGCAGTTGTAGACTTGTTCCAGAAGCCAAAGAAATTGCGGATGAAGTTCCAGAAGTAAAAGTTGCAAAGGAAACACCAATTGCAGCTGTATTTGCTGTAGTCAAACCCGTTTGATTGCCAGACATTGTCAGGTCTAGATGCGAACCATTCATAGCAGCTGCATTTGATACTGTAGTACCATTTGCCCAACTACTATAATTTGGGAAAAATCCTCCAGCAGAAACAGTGTTATTAGTAGTAGAGCCTCCGCTATTTCCAAAACTTGAGTGTAAGAATCTAAGACTACCCGCTGAACTATGAGAGAAAAGAGCAATCCCAGTTGTAGTTATGTCTCCGCTGCAATATTCAAATTGGATTTGTGCAGACGCTGAACTGGAAGAGAATGTTACACCGGTATTTCCTGTGCAATTCAGATAGCAATTCTCAAGAAGAACAATAGAAGCTGCACTTCCAGTCACTGCAAGAGCTGCTGTTGCGCCATTTGTTTGAAGAATAATACCATTGATCCCAACGGTTCCTGCTGTGGTCATAGTACAGGTTCCATTGATAATCACTCCGCCAGCAGAGGGAGTAAAGAAAGCTGAAGCAGGGCCATATGCACATAGATTGACGCCAGCCTTGAGAGTGATATTCTCTGTATAGGTTCCTTGACGGATAAAGATAGTATCACCAGAGGATGCCGCTGTTAGGGCAGCGGCAATTGTGGTATGGGTTCCATTAGCTGCGCTTGCGGCAACAATAAATTTGGCTTCCCCGTAATTGTTTGTAGCTAATGCATGTGTAAAAGTCATAATTTATCCTTTAAGCTGCTACCCATACGCCGTTATCTGCTATTGATATCCATGTGCTTGTAGCTGCTCTAAATACCAGCTCCATTGAGTCACCTTGCAAAGTACTTGTCATAGTTCCCGCTACTGAGGAAGTCACGCTGCCAAGTCTTATTGTTTGACCTGTATTGGCAGTAACTACTACTGCGCCTGATGTATCAGCTACAATTTTTACTACTTGACCCTGAGTAGGTGCGGCAGGAAGAGTTTGAGTAGTGGCGGCTGTTACAAAATAACCTGTATTGACTGCTAGCACTATACCTGTAGCTTGATCAATCCAAGGAAATATAGAAGCTATTGCAGATACAAAACCGTTAGCATCAACGGTAAACTGCGCTGAGTTGAAGTTGCATGTACCAACTTTGGTTCCATCTGTAGCAGCTAAGGCTACTGAATATGGTCTCCAACTCACTGTACCTAGAGTAAGCGTACCTGCAAAAGCTGAATTGGAAAGGAATACCAAATCTGAATAGGTTAATGTTCCGGCACCAGCACCTGCTATAGCTGGGTTATTTGAAGAATCTATAGTGCAGTGAGTTAGTTTGATAGCTGCTGAAGATGACATTGTCAATGCAGCTGTAGCTCCTGTAGAGAATCTGCACCAATGGAAGGCTCCAGTAGAATTATTTGCTGCCGTAACGGTATGTGAAAAAATTACATAATCACATGCAATTGTTGTTCCTGTATTAGCTGACCATGGGCAGTTGAGTACAACTTCTTCCATGATAACAGGGCCTGTGGTAACCATTGTTTGTCCAGTTCCTGCGCCATGTGTTGCAGAAATGAAGAAACAAGTAGCTCCTCCTGTATTATTTACCATTCCATTGTTGGTAGAACCTTCACCTATATTGTAGGTAATGAAAGTTCCAGTCCAGTTAGGAAGATTGAATAAAAAGCCGTTTGTAATAGCTATGAAGGAATTTTCTATGATTAATCCAGCAGAGCCAGCAACAGCGCTGTTAAAGATATCCGTAGCACTTACTAATCTGACGTTTGCAAATGTGAAGGAACCTGTTGCAGGAGGTGTATGGACGCCAGTGATGATGACTGTATTTCCAGCGCTTCCAGCATCAGAATTTCCGGGAGTTCCTACTACTTCAGTATTAGCAAATAAAGTAAGGCTTTCAGTGTATGAGCCAGGTTGAACATAGACTATACCGCCGCCGGCTGCATTAGCAGCGTTCAGAGCGGCTTGAATGGTTGTGAAGCTAGCACCATTTGTTATCCCTGCTGCACTTACAATGAATGGCGTAATGTGTAGATCCGTTTGAGTGGAACTGACAAACCCATTGGCATCTACAGTAAATTGAGCAGAATTAAAGGCGGCCAAACCAATGTTGGTAGCATTTGAAGCTGCTATAGCTTGTGAGATTTGAACTTCCAAAGCCATTGTATTGGCGCCTGTACCGTCTGTACGTACAGGATTTGTACCGGCGGCTACCACTGCGCCGTTGAAAGTAACTAATCCCGCTCCTGTAGGAACAACTGGGCTTGTACCTGTCTGCATTGCGAATGAATCAACTGCTAATCCACCACCCGCTAAGCTTACAAATCCGTTTGCGTCTACTGTAAACTCTGCGGAATTGAATGCGGCAAGCCCTACAATGTTAGCTGCTGAAACAGCGGCCGCTTGAGTACGTTGAATAGTCCAAGTCTCAGTGCTAGTACCAGCATTCCCAGTTGTAGTAAATGGTGTAGTTCCTGCGGCTGCAACAGCTCCTACCACAAAGATTATACCAGAACCATTTGGAGGTACTGTTATGCCATCTTGACCCTGAAGATCAGTAATTGAACCCGGAGGAGGAGGAATTGAACCTAGGTTTGCTATGCCTGCTTGTGACATTTAATCTCCAAAAAAGGCTTCAACATAAATAAATCCAGAGGTTGGATTTGAGCTACCTGTAGCAGTCCTTGCCCAAAAACGTGTTCCTACAACTACTGACATTGGCTGTCCATCTTGCGGATAGTGATTTGTCATCACATCTAACAACTTGAATCCATTAGCAGGGATTATCAATTGATCTGCTGTTCCATCTGATGCAGGCGTATTACCATTTGTTAAGGCAACAAAAAGATTTGAGTTTGTCAAATTTGTGATACATATTAAGCGTGCAGAATTTTGCAAAGGAACAGAAGTAATTCCAGCATATGTGCTTGAAATTGAAGAAAATATAAGAGACCTTATTGTCTCTATTCCAAGTTTTAATCCTGCGTCAGCCACTTAAAGAATCTCCATTTAGTTAATAACCCAGAAATTTACTAGAATGTTTGCCGCTGTAGTTGCCGCACCAGCGTTAAATATTCTAAAAGCAACGCTTCCAGCTCCAGGAGTGGTTTCTACAATTTGACATGCTGAGTTAACAGTGGTACATGAAACTGAAGCTACAATCACTGACGTTGCCAAAATCGTACTATTGGTCAATGTAAGAGTTCCATAAGCGCCGTTAGCTATTGTATCAGTAAATGCTACTTGACCTGAACGAGCGTTAACAATTTGTGGGGATGCTCCAGCCGTATTTTTTGTAGCTAAAACACCTTCTCTTGAAGCATAAGCGACCGTAAGAGTTGCAGCATGAAGAGCATTTAGGGGATAAGTATTACCGCCTAGCGTAAGCGTTCCAGCTCCAGCTCCAGCAATCGCAGGATTATTTGAGGAACTTATTACTGAGTTGAGGATACTAACACTTGCTGAAGAAGACATAGTGACTGCTGCACTAGCTCCGCCTGTTAATCTACAGTTATTAATAGCTCCTGTTGAGTTATTGGAAAATGTAATTGCACCAGCGCAGAATCCATTATCAAATGCTAGAATTGCTCCTGTTTGCAGAGTGAGTGGGCACGTAATATCTGCACCAAAAATCACTGTTAAGCCAGAAACAGTTAGTGCATTTGTGGTTCCATTACCTATCCCAGCGCTAAATGCAAAAAATCCAGCACCACCAGTATTTCTAAAGAAACCATCTGTTGTTCCAAATGGTCCAATATCATCAACAGCTACAGAACCGGGTGAGGCCCAGTTTAGTAGATCAAATGCCCAACCATTTGTGACATTAACTGAACAATCTTCCATTATTATTGCTGCTGTACCTGCCGCAGCTGAACTAAAAATTGCAGCCGCTCCTTGGAAAGTACAACGGAATAAATTTAAGAATCCTGTTGTAGGAGGTACGTGAGTACCAATAATAAACACATCTTGTTCCGATGAACCTATCAATGTGATATTACCAGTGAAAGTCAAATTTTCTGTATAAGTACCTGGTTGAACATAAACCATTCCACCACCAGCTGCATTGGCAGCAGTAAGAGCAGATTGAATAGTTTGATAACCTGCTTGTCCAACAGGTCCTACTACAAATGGAGTAATAGGATAGGCGCTTGCTTTAGGAGTGAGTGTAAGCGTGTTTCCTGAACCAACAAATGTGTTTAAGGCACCTCCAGAAAGATTAATATTTCCTGCAACAGGAGAAATAGCTCCACCACTATTTCCAGTTAAAGTAGAGATTTGTGTAGCTCCTCCTCCAAGAGCGCTCCAGGTAGCACTTCCTGCGCTAACACTTACTAGTTGATACGAAGAACTAGCAGATTTATTTACCCACAAAGTTCCTAATTGATACCCTCTGTCTGTTGTAGCAGGATTTCTATTAGCTATGATAGTTTTTGGGTTTGGTATGGAAAGGCCTTGTGGAGTGCTATAATTGGTAACATTTTGTTGCTTAGGAGCCATGGTTATCTCTCAAATTATTTTTATAAGTTATGCTAGTGCGGAAAGGTAAACTTGTCAAAAAAATATTTGTATCATGTATATATATGAATTTTTTTATAGTAGCGCAAAAATATTGAAGATGCTTAATATTGAATCTAAAGGAGTTAGTTAATGATACAAGACATAGGAATCATCATTGCTGTAGTAGGAACTGGAATTGCAATGATTGGTGTAGTCATTTCAATGATGTTTTGGGTACGTACAGAATCAAATACATTGCGTGCTGAAGCAAAAGAAGATAGGAAAGACATCTTAAATTTAGTGAGAGCTATAGAAAATGAAATGAAAGATTTCCATCACAGACTTTTAGAAATAGAGAGGAATAAATAATGATTGTATTCTTATTTTTTACCGCTATTGCCGTTATAGCTGCTTGTAGATAATCATTTCTGTTTTTCCATATCCTTATCAACCATTTGCTGAAATTGTTTGGATAGGCGTGAAATAGCTTGCTTATCTTGCTTGTAGATCGCATTAAGCATCTTCTGACTAAAGTTATGGTATCTTGGATTTGTAAGTAGTTGGTTTGCAATATATTTTGCTCCTAAGTGACCAAATGCAGCCTTAATAAGTGATGGATTATGGAAAGCAAGAGCAACCGCTACTTCTCCTTCATGACCAAGATTTAAAATATTATCTAAACCTTTAGGTTCTAAAGCTCTTTCAAGAGGTTTGAATTTAGAGTAGAGCTTATTAGTTAGCTGGAAGTCTTCCGCGAGTTCCGGACTGACTTTTTCAAAGGTTTTCGCAAGTGCGTCTTTGACTGCGGCATACGGCTTGGAGCCCGCTTTTTTCCACTGGATGTTTTTGTTGATGTCTTGCCACGTGTCAATGATGTCTCTTGGGGACAGACCTTCTTCAGCAACTTTCTCAGCCAATTTAACAAGTTGATCTTTAGCATATTCCTTATCTACGGTTGGTAATTTAGAGTGGGCAAGTTCTTTCTGAATAGGGACAAGTGAATCAAAGAACTCAGCGGTTTGAGCTTCATTCAGTTTTGGAAGCTTGCTAGCATTTACTTTGAGAGGTTCATAGAAATTTTGATCAAATTTCTTTCCAATATCTTTGATAGATTTTTTTAGCTCTGTAGTTTTAAGCGCATGTTGACCTAGTTTTTCTTGAGCTTTTGGGGATTTTAACAGAGGAGTAATTTGCTTTTCAGTTAGTCCACCTTTTCTAGCATGTTGCACTAACTTCTTTTCACCAGCTTTGGCAAGCAGTTCTGGTCTAGCTGCTTCTCCTCCTATGCTGGTTCCAATTTCAAGAGCTGTAGCTAAAGGTTCATTAAGTCCATACTCTCTTCCTGTCTGTCCTGCAAGACCTCCTAGAGCTCCCATTAGAATAGAACGCAGACCACCGCCTAATCCAGCTAGCTGACCACCTAATGCACCACCTCTTCCTAAAACTTTTTCTGTCTTAGATTGGGGTTCAAACTCGCCTTCTGTCTTTTCTCTGAATCTTTCACGCAATGATTCTGGAGTGAGCTTTTGCACCAAATCTTGTTGACCAAGCATATTGAGTAAATTTCTCAATCCTTTTTCTCCAGAGCCTTCTAAAGATTCTATATCCGGAAGAAATGGATGCCTGGCTTGCTGTTCTCTTTCTTCAACAAAAGGAGTGGTAGCGGTTGCTAATTCTGCTAATTGAGGGATTTGGCCAACAGCTTCAGCCGCAAATTCTTTTGGTACATTGACAGCAGTACGTTTAAGAGCACCTGCTTTAGGCTTTTCTATTCTACGGAATGCCTTTTTTTCAGGTTCTTCTTCTTGTTCTTCAACGGGAGCTTCAATTCTTCTATATGGCATTATTGTTTCTTCCAGGATTTGCCATTGCTTTTATAGATCTGACCTTTTTCATCCTCAAAATATTCACCAGAATGTTTGGAGGCTGGAGGAAGAGTTTGGAATTCAAAATCTCCTGATTTTTGCTCTGGAGATTCTTCTGCTAATCTTTTGATTGTTTCAGCGCTTTGCGTATATTTTCTCTGTATATCAGGGTGGTGAGACAAAAGGTTTTCCAACTCTTTGTCAGCTTCTTCTTGAAAGTCATAGGTGAAACCTTTGTTTTTTTTTAGAACATTTTGCTGAGCTTGTGATTCAAGAGTTTTAAATTCATATTCACTCTCTTTCAAATTCAGAATTGCTTCATTTCCTTCTCTAGTACGTGCAAGATCAGGAAGTTTATTTTGGATCAATTTCAAGTCAGCATCAGTAAGCCTAACGCCAAAACGGGATTTTTCACCTGTTAAATATCCTAATGTAGCTGCTTGAAATTCTTGAGCTTCTGGAGAAGCAGCACCTGGAATTCCAAATTTAGAAATCAAATTGTCCCAATCTAAAGGACCCCAATTCTTTTTGCTTTTTAGCAGTTCTTTTTGTCTACGTACAGACGCAATACCTTCTCTAGCAGCCTTACCAGCTTTGTTGGTTTCCTGAAATGCGGGAGTATATATTTTAGCAGCGCCTTCTCTTTCTCTTGTACCACCAATTGTGCGCAGTAATTCTTGTCCAGATCCCGGAGGGATAAACCCAAGCGCTTGACCTTCAAGGATATCAGCGATTGATAATTCAGATTCATTTTCACGCACTTTCTTAGCAAAATTCTTTGCACCTTCAAAACGTAGTGCTTCTTGAAGAGAAGCTTTTGTCTTTTCACTTGCAGGAGACGCAGCAATTGCAGCAAATTTATCTAAGTCTGTAGCGTCTGGCCCTAATTGCTTTAAGCGGTCTTGAAGAGAGCTAATCTCTTGTGCTTGAATTTCTTTTTGTCTCTCTTCTTCTTTGTGTTGGCGGGCATATTGTAAATGCTCAGATATACCACCGCCAATTCCTTGACCTAATGATCTAGAAAGAAACTCAAGGGGTGAAGGTTCTCTTTGACTGAATGAAATACTCATTTGCCTCCAAATCCCATGTTAGCTAGATTGCCGCCTAAACCACTTCCATATCCTTGCAAAATTGGCCCTAAAAGCTCTGCAAGCCAATTCTGTCCACCTTTTTCTACATCCGTATGGAAGTTTTTTTGGAATGCAAAAGGAAGCAGCCTATTGAATCTTTCAGATTTTAAACCTTGCTGGAGCGCAGCTAATTTTTCATTTAATCCTGCACCTGCCTGCCCTAATGATTGCGTGAAGCCTGAGCTACTTAACCCTCCTAATCCAGCAAATCTTTCTGAAATTCCAGGTATTGTTTGCTCTTCAAACTGACGTTTATATGGTGCAGCAAATGCATTAAATTCTTCATCTCCTCCCTCACCTAATTGGCCACCAAGCATCTCTAAGATTTTATTTTGAAATGCCTGCTGCTCAGGAGACATGGTAGGATACTGAGTAGTTTGGGGTTTTTTATTACCCTGTTTGTTTGCAAAAATACTCGCTCCACCTAAAATGAGAGGAATTAACCATGAAGCCATAAGATCACCTTTTTTCTTCATTGTAGAGTAAATATTTTAATAGTTCAAATATTTATCCCCAGGTAGCATAGACGCATGCCATTTGAATGTAAGAAATTCCACGGACAGTGCAAAGCAAGATGTTGTGGCGTAGTGCCTATAAAATTGAGCTTATGGAAAGAAAAGTCAGATCTTATCCAAAGAAAAGTCATCCAGGAAATGCATGGAACATCCAAAGAAGGAGATGTATTGATTCCTATAACGGAAGATCTTTTCTGTCCATTTTTGCAGAAAGATTTATCCTGTGCAATTTATGAAGATAGGCCAGATGTATGCAGAAAATTTGGTGATGAAAGTCATGAATTGCTTTGCTGTCCCGTACAAGATAAGGATGGAAATGCGCGGTTTGACTTAGGATTTGAGATACTCTAAAACAAGAATTCCGTTGGTAATTGTAGGAGCTGTTGCGCCATTAAAGATTGTGGCTGTAGCGGCCACATTATCTATAATCACTGATATTTGATTTGTCACAGCAGTCACATCAGCAAACGGAATGGAGCGTGCATCTGGCACATTTGTATTCACAGTGCCATAAATGTGAGTATAAGATGTCACGGATGTGATTCCGGTGGGAATAGCCAAATTAGCTCCAGGAGCAATGGTTCCAAAATAGTAAATTTTCCTAAATGTTTGACGTCTATTTGTAGGTTGACCTGGATTTGTCCACTGTTCACCTGTCAGAATTTCAATGGTTTCATAGATTGCTATTTCCCTGATATTAATGAAGTTAGCAATATCTTTGAAGTTTTTAGTCAGTACAATAAGCAATTCTTTTGGATCTTCTGGCAGAACCGTTGTAGTAGGAAGAAAACTGGATTGATTATTGACTGGCTGACTGACGGTCATAATTGCACTCCAAACATGAAGCGAGATGCGGGTTGGAAATTCATCATAACTGCATGCAACGTGAAGTCAAAATCAAAGAATTGAGGATCATTCAATTGATCATTGCTAAGAGTCATTTGGAATTGGATATATTCAGCTGTGACATTAGGGATAGTTCTGAACCAAATTCTTTGCTGTCCCGTATTCGTTTGCGCAACTGAGACATCAGTGGTGACAATGGTGTCATCATCTTGATTTAGATAGAAATTAACACTAAATTGCCCATTAGCTGCTGCATCCACAAAAATATCCATGTAGGTCAAACGCGCCTGAAGTACTTGATCTTCAAAGGGACTAAATTGCTTGCTAATCACATTAAAATTATTGAGAACAGCAATTTCTCCACCATTTGTGTAGGCACTAAATGCTGTGGAATCTACTGGGAAAAAGTTATTCAATACTGAATCATAATAAGAAATTGTGAAGGTATTCATACCCGTGACAGCTAAAACCTGATAAATTCCATTAGGGGATAAGGCATTGCTATTCAACTGAGTCATGCCATTGACACCAGTAATTTGGATGAATTGACCATCCTGTAAATTGTGATTAACTGCTGTGATTTGTGCAGGTGATGCTTGCGTTGCACCGGATATGGAAAGAGAAGGATCATTTACAGGAGATTCAGATTGATCCTGATTATAAAAGAAGACATATCCTTGCTGATTGCCCGCAACTATCACAGGATAATCTTGTTGCAAACTTCCTGAATTCCATTTTTCCGGATAATTTTGCCATTGTATTGGCAGATCTATCCAACGGATATCCCTAAATGCTTGGAATTGACCAAAACACGTTAGCGAGTCATTAAAGAAAGAATAAGAACCATCAAGGTAATTAAGAATGAGAACCCGGGTGGGAAACTTGGTGGTGGTGACGTTATTGGTGAAGACAACATCATTAGGGAATGTCCAATAAACCAACTGCTTTGTGTAGTCTCTAATTCCATGTACCCGCCTCACTCCATTGTTAGTGTTGTGAATTTTAAATACTTCATCTGGAATGATCTGATCTATTCTTGCTACATTTACTGAGTCACACGTGACAATACCGTAATTTCCTACCCCATATATGCCCCTATCAAAAGGGACAATGCTAAATGTAGACTCTGCTCCAAGCTCTGCATTGATTTTTTCCCAGATAAAGGGGATTGTAGGGTCCCCTGTATAGCGGAGCTGATAAGTTGAACGCTCAAAAAAAACAACCACTGTGTCTTTAATAAATTCTGCTGAGACAATTTGTTCACTGGTAGGAGCATCAATAAACCCTCCTCTTCCCACAATGTCATCTCTCCATGCATCCGCTTGAAATCCCCCTGTAAAACCTTGAGGTGTCAATGCGTTATAATACACAGTACCAATTTCAGAATAGCGTGCCCTTTGAGCAAAATTTGTTGAAGGCCCTGTGGTAGTTCCTTCTTGAGTATTTAGAGCAAGCAATCTACCTTTGTAAGGCAAAAGAATAAGCGCTGTCTGCAAAACACTTACATTTGTACCGGTAGTAGTTGCGCTCAATGGCGGTTGAAAATTCACCCAACCTGTTCCATCATACCAGCGAATTCCATCACCTGTTTGAGTGCGCGTTAAACTATGAATCAATCCACCACTTGAATACGTAAAGCCAGCAGATGTATTGATGGTAACGGTAACAGTACCAGCTGCATGCGCTGTAACTGTTCCTGTAAGTCCATTCACATTCAGTGTGCTTCCAGCTGTTGCTACAACGTTTGTCAGAGTGATGATGTCACCATTTACAAATACATCTCCTCCAGTAAAGGTAATCACAGCGCTAGCAGCCGCTGTAACGTTGGTCACTACAAATACCTGCAAACCTGGGTTGTTGTTTGTAGCAAAGAAAGCGTTCTGGTAATTGGTAGACCAAAAGAATTGCGCATCAGTACCAGACCAGGAGAAAGCTAGATTGGTGGTCTTATAGAATGAGATATCTACAAATTGAGGTGGAGTAGCGCTTGAGACAAATGCGTTAGCTTTAAGAGTATCAAAACCAATGAGCTGTTCTTCATTGATTGTTGTTAGCTCTCTTGTCCTTAATCCCATGACTGGGAGGAAATTATAAAAAGAATAGGAGGCCACTACTGGCGTAGCCCCTCCTAAGGGAGGAACGAACGTAAGTGAGATAGCTCCTGTAAAATAATTGATTGTTCCAGTGTTTCCCGCTGGAACTCCCATGAATGTTCCATTGCCTGTATCAGTAAAAGTAACACCACCCACAGTGATTACAACTGAGCCTGGTTGAATAGGAGTATGGGCTAAGGTGCCTGCAAAGTTTGCACCATTGGCGCTTCCTACAGCCTCTGCAACAACGCCGCTGACTATTTGTCCTAATCTTTTGGCACCGCGACGTCTTCTTACACGTCCTCTAAACATGAATACATCTTCAAGAGTAGGAAATGCATCCTGTGGCAATAGGTCAGGAACTATGTCATTCTCTAGACCTTTCCGCGGATTTTTGATGAGTAAACTTACAGTCATTGTTTTCCTAATTAAGACAGGCAACCATGATAAAGGTACTTATATCATTAAACGTTCCAGCGGGACTCCTAACAGTGATTTGAATTTGGCTAGTACTTAAAGGAGTAGCAGTTATGATCATGCTAGTAAATGCATTGAAAGAGCTCAAAATTCCATAAGCCGTGTTTGGAAAATTATCCACAAATGTCACAGTATATGTACCAACACCTGTGCGTGTGATTGCAGATACATTAGCATAGGGAAGAGTGAATGAAGAAACGGGTGCACTACCAGTATTACTGGTTAAAAATAATGCATAGGCTTTGATTGGAAGTGCTTGATAAACGGTTGTGGTACCATCTCTTTGAAGTGCGGGATATGTTTGAGCGTTAGTGGTAACCGCGTATTCAATGAGTCTTCCAGCAGCTGTTGATCTTACTACCAAAGCATCATCTACAAGAGTAATTTGCTTGTGATAGCCCAAATTTGTGAGAGGATTAAACCCATAATGGTCCGTGGTATAGGTGCTTTGCATTGACGTAAAGTTATTGAGCAAATCTTGCTGACTTACACTTATAAGATCTGTAGCCTGAGGAATATTACTGTTAAAAGACATACCTAAAATCCTGAAAATAAGTTCCCAAACGGATAAGCTGGGAATGCGGTTTGTTCTGTATAAATAGTTGCTGTTCTTTCACTTGTCTGCTGAACTATGGTTCTTCTTAAGGCATAAGATTCATATTTCTTAAGAACGCCTAAATATTTGTTCATCATTTCAAAATCAGCTGCATCCTCAAAAATCTTCATTGCAGCACCTACGGCTATCATCTGCCACCACTCAATGACTTGAGGAACTTGAACGTTGAAACCTGTATTCACATCAAAGGCTATTGGATATGCATAAGCTTCAAAAGAGACTGTGTAAGCCTGATCAGGGATGGGATAGAGAAGGATCTGATCTTGGAAGAAAACACAGGATTGTGGACGCGAAGCTACATATGGAATATACTGGATGGTAATTGAGGATAAATCAGGAATTCCTAATACAAATCCTCCTGAATTAATGGTCACCAATCCAGTTATATAGTCAATGGTACCACGTACAGGGTAGGTGATAATATTGTTAGTAAAATCTGAGAGTCTGTAGAGATTACCTTGTCCGTCATCAACAAGGGTTTGATTATTTCCTACGGTATCCACACCAGATACCAAGACATTCCAATTAATTTTGCTTACTTCAGTTGTGGTGAGGGAATAAGCGCCAGGAGGATTTGGTTTGAATCCTCTGAGGATTGGAGTTGCTGTACATTGAATTTGGAAAGGCCCTAGAGGATTATATGCTCCTCCTCCGGTATATGTAGCAGATTGCTGTTGAAGGAAGTTCAATTCAGGATTTATTCTGAAGAAATTCTCCCTACTTTGGGTCATATAGGATTGGTAACCAGCAATATAAACTGGAGGCATCACATCCAAATAGATATTAGTTGGTAGATCATATGCTGGAGTGTTGGCATTGGTAAGAAACTGATAGTTAACGCGCAATGACTCCATACGCAACTCTTCAGGCATATCAAAGACGTAATAGGTATTTGCATATCTGACTATTTCAGCATCACTAATTTGAGATGGGGAAGGACGTGCTGTGATACGTCTAGTTTTATTGATGATGTCTGTGACATTAAAAGGTAAAGAAGCTGTCATATTCCTCCTCCAATTGGTGGCAATGCGTTTCTTTCAGCCTGATACAAGATGAAAGCGTTCTCTGCTGTGGGAGTAGTTTGAGGTACTTGTTCTGTTCCTGCGGTTGTGAAGGCATCCAATTTGCTTGTATCTACTGGAACTGAAAAGGTAGTGGGGGAAAGAACTGTTATCTGGTAAACCTGGCTATTGAGAGCTTGCATCCCAAAATATGTAGGAGCAGGCAAAAAAAACCTGATGAGTAGAAGAGATAAATACCCGTGAGGATCTGAAGTAGTTACCACCGCAGGGTTAGCATTAGTGATATTTGCAATCACACGCGCCTGCGGGGTAAAAGGAATTAACGGAATTGTAGGAGCTACTATGCTGCCCATTCGCCCGCAAACTCCATTGATTGAAATCCATAGCGTCTTACTCTCTTAGAGACGCCAATTAACGGAATTGGCACTCCCAGAGCATCAGTGCTAGAAGTAGGTGCATTGTTTCCATTCCATCTGAAACCATGAATTGGATATGAGCAGGTACCAATCTGAACGTTACGTGTATTGGGATCACCTAAAGCACTAGCGGTTACATCAATTCCATTAAGAAATCTTGCAACGTAGAGAGGCACTTCATAGAACTCTCCATCTGTCATAGTTTTCTCAAAGGGCTGAATGCCGCCTTTGTCTGGGGTTGGATATTTATGGACTGATATTTTCACAGTGGAACCAGGCGTTTCAAAGCACTGGAACATTCCTTTTACAAGGCGGCTTTCTTCTTTCATCAATTCCTGAAGCTTTTCTTTAGCTGCGGGACTTGCGCCACCTTTGACCCTCTTTGGGTTTGGTATTTCTAAATTATTACTTGTCATATTCCTCCAAAAAAAGGGATGGGTATTTAGCCCATCCCACTTAAAATTAGCTTAATGCTACTCCTGACTGAGCAATCCATTGATATGTCTTGCCTGTTGTCTGAATAGTTGTTCCAATTTTCACTCCATTGAATGATGTATTACGTGTTGCATCATCCAACAAGTTTCCAACTGGCAGAGCTAGGGTGTTAGTTGCAGCCATACCTACAGGCTCAACAAACGGCACTTGAGAACCAGCAGCAAAAGAAGCTGAGGTTGGCCATAACCATGTAAACGCTGAGCTATCAACGTTCACTGTGATTGTGTTTGTGAAGCTGTTTGTATCAGCAGTCCCAATAGCTGTGATTGTAGCTGTGATACCCTTACCAATTGTGTTGATTCCAGAACCAATAGGGCCTGTCACAAAAGGATTAGCGCCTGTTCCAAAATTATCTGGAACATAGATACGGATTGCTTGACCCACTGTGTAACCATGAGTTACAGAAAGAGTAAGCAAGCTGCTTCCACCTGCTACAGAAGCTACACGTGTGATGAAGCGTCTACGTGGATAGTAGCGCGCATCAAACGGAAGTATTCTATAGTTTAGAGTAGTTGCTACACCTAAGTTGGTCTGGTTGGTTGCAAGATAAGCTAGAGTAAAGCTAGTGTTAGCTGTTACAGAACCTACAGTGAAATCCATTCCAGAAAGTTGTTGATCATTTGTGACATTGTAAAGACGTACAATGTCTCCATTTTGCAGCGCGCCAGTATTGGTAGAACCAACTACACCTGGAGCTGCTGAAGATAGAGATTGACCTGTTAACTGAGCGCTAATAGGCTGACCAGCACTATCCAAAATAAATGTTAAACCACCTGTTGCAGTGAACATAGGTGTTGCAATGCTACTAGCACCAGATCCTACAGAGTAGTAGGCTGAATTAGCTGGCATGTAGCTTGTTCCTTCTGCTGTCATCACAGAAGTAGTTGCGGCTGTTCCCATATCAGTGATGTTGAACATCTTAAAGTACTGATACCCAGAAGGGATTATGATAAATTGGGCTGTGGCAGAACCTACAAATTGGCCTGTCAGAGTTGCGTTGATTGGTGAACTCATATAGCCTCCTTATGCCAATGTACAACGTAGGTTGAAGACCCACGTATCATTTGTAATTCTAGGCACTTCAGCAAACTTGTAGCCCACACTAGCGTTCAGAGCCAATGGCCCATCATAAATAGGGGGTCTATAAATAAATTGAGCGCTGTAACCATCTTGTTCAATCGCTGCAAATGCTTCACGGCCAGTGACAAAGATGTTGTACACATTAGCACCAAGTAGAGATGCATTAGGTGTAATGCTACCAATAGAAGAGAGTAGGAATCTGACGTTAGACGCAGTACCCCACTCAGCATCAAGAGTAGATTGCTGATTTGGATAGTTCCATTTCTGGATGAATCCGTTGATGTTATCTAGTTGACCAATAAGATCAGTGTGACCCAAGCCAAAGTAAGCATCACGTACAGGAGCTGTACCAAAACGGTTTTCTCCTTCAATACCTGTTAAGAAGCTATACGCATTATTACCACGTAGTGTTCTCACAACAGTATCTACGTCAGGACGTGTGATTTCAGTTGGAAGGTCTCCGTTGGTACCATTAGTGCAGTTAATAAAAGCACTTGTGGAGGTCAACATATCTCTCATCAACTGATCTTCAGTTTGACGGAGGCTAACACCTAATCTTTGTGATGCTTCATTAAGCACAGGATCTTGGTTCTGGAGAGTAACCTGCTCATTGAGTAGGATATACGTTCCATAGAAGTCCATCTGCGCGTCAATGTTGACAGCAGTAAGCGTTTGAGGTGGAGGAGTTATTCCGCTATTCCCAAGGGGAACAGGGGCTGTAGCCAAGGGGTTGTATCTACGCATACGGAGCGTAGTACCACCATTTCTTGGCATTGCTTTAAGATCCGCAGGGATCTTATGAATCATGTATGGCACAGGCACAGAGAGCAACTTGAAGCTAAAGCTTTGTTGCACTGGGGCTGGCAATACACTTGTTGTAGTGATTGACATTGGCAACACCTAATTTGGTGGCCAAAACTCACTTGTGTTTATGCGCGTTTCATGCAATCCTGCATTTCTTTCCAGAGCTGGGATTTCAACTCTGTAGTCAGTCCATTCTCAAAGAGGTGTGCATTACCAATTGCAGATGATTTTGTTACTGCATTAACAGAGAGAGGTTTTTGAGCATTTTTAAGTGCTTTGTCTCTTTCTGGTGTGGAATTGTTCGTACCAATCCCTAACCTTTTCAGTAACTTATAAGCTGCAATGCTTTGAGCCTTTGGATCATCCTTCAGATACGCTATAGACATTGCGAGTTCTGGCTCTGTTTCCTTTAATACATTTATATTGTCAGGAGAGACTACGTCATTGAAATCAGGGTACTTTTGAAGCAAACGCTCTTCTAACGTTGAAGCCTCATATTGTTTAAGTGCTTCTTTCACAATCTCTGAAGCTTCTTGTCTGACTACTTTTCTGCCATCTCTAGCAGTTAAGAGGTCATCATCACTAAGCTGCGGTTCTTGTGTTTGAGGTTGCAAAACGGATTGTAACTGCGTTTTAAGATCCTGAATTTCCTTGTCTCTCTCAGCAAGCCCTCTTCTTGCTTCTGCCCAGTTGTACTCAAGATTGTTTCTTTTTCTATGCTGTGCAGCATCAACCTGAGGTTCCTGCTGTCCCGCTTCAGTGGCTTGAGCGTCAGCCATTGAGGATTGCTCCTCTACGCTCTCTGTTTCTTCTGCGTTCATTCTTTTCCTTTTGAAGTGGCGAGCTTCTTTTACGCCTTAAGTCTCAGATTTGACGCAATTAACGCATGCTAACGTTGTCAAGTTTAATTTTTAAAGATACAAAAGACTTTCCTTTAAGTCAAAAAGATATTTGAATAGATCATGATTAAGAGAAATGCTAAACCTGAGGAACGTATGAAAACTGTTAGTTGGAACATTAAAATGGATGATGTGACAGAAAGATTTGTCAAACCTGAAAAGGAAGAAACGCATGATGAATGGTGCACTAGAAGATGTAAAATAATGCTTAGGGACTTCTACTTAGATACTCAAAAGTTAAATTTGGAAACCTATAAAGATTTGACTGACTTCATAGAGAAATGGGTTAAAATACATTTCCAGTATTGATTCTATGAGGTAAAATCTGGATGCATGCTGAAAAAAAATGGGCTGGGACTTCCTGGCCGGCGCAGTTACCCTGGGGAATTGAATGCTGACGTTATGCGTCAGAGGTTAAAGTAGAAACTTTGGGGAACTGTTGGGTGAATAGGCACACATGACCTATTTTAAATGCGGTGAGTATCAGCAGCCCATTAAGCGCTTTTGTCTATGTGCCAATGGCGGCTCATTAGTCTCATTAAGAACTGTTCAAGATGTCTTTTCATATCTCCTTATTAGAGATGGTTAAGGGAGAGAATCCTCTCTCTCTTTTTTTTACAAAAATGTATTATATATTCAATCCAGTTTATCTGGAGGTGGAAGGCTTTGCTTTTGAGACTGATCCACTTTGTGGAAACAGATGCGGAGGCGTAAGAGATATGCAGACGTGCACACTCCATTGGCAGTGATTTATACTCTTGCGCCTTACGTTTAGCTTATCTACCACGTGTAGAAAAAGTATGGTGAGCGTTTAAAACGCGCATCACTCTGAAAAGGCTTTGCGGTGAGCCAGCCTGGTCAAATCACCGCTTTTTTTGTCTAGGTGCTATGAGTTACACTTCTAAAAAACTTGCAGATTAAGACGTTTGACGTAAATTAAGGCTTTGTGAAGAATGCTTGGTAATGGCTGCTGTTAGAACTCCATACACAATTGACAATCTCCCAAATGGGTTTAGATATGATGCTACTCAGAATAGCATCTATACCCCTGCGCACCGCGAATTCTGCACACTTAATCCTGATAACAGCGTCAATTGTCCTCCTCTAACCTATGATAGCATTGATCAGTTTGTACAAATGCATATTTTCATTCAGGATCATAGAGAAAAAGTAAAACGGGGTGAAGTTAAAGAGAGAGACAAGACGTCAGAGTTTTTTAGATCTAGGTTTGTAACAATTAGCTGTTTAGATTGCACAATTGATAGAGAAAAATTGGTAGCATTATCATGTTGCTTATTAGTATTATTTTGTGCCGCAGTAGGATTGTCAATTACATTTTATAAATGGTACAATGGAGTATTAGTATGACATCAGCAGCACGAAGTTCAGTGGGTACATATGCTATCCCGCAAGATGAATTCAAAGAACTTGTAGCGTATACACGCACAGATACATTTGCAGCAAAAAGAGACCGCACAGCTGAGTTTTTTAGAGCAGATAAGACACAAGAAGTAACCTTAAGGCTATTAAAAGACGGGGGCAAACTCACTGCCGGTCTTACTATTGGAGGAGCACTTTTGGGTGCGCCTGCTGGCCCTAAAGGTATGCTTATTGGAGGAGCAGTGGGCTTAGGGGCGGGTTTAGTCACTACTGCCATTATTGGTGGAGTAGTTCTTCATAGAGATTATGAAGACTGGAAAAGTTCTATTGAAGGTAAAACTGTAATAGATAAATTTGTTCAAGTACGTGACAATCTTCCTGCTTTTCAAGGTCTTACATGTTCTATAAGCAAGGACATTATCAAAGATCCAGTTCAAACAATGTGTGGACATACTTTTGAGCGCGTGTATATTGAAGAATATTATGATAGAAACGCACGTACGGAAGGAGGGCCTAAATGTCCTGACTGCCGTAGAGTATTCAATAAGACTCAACTTACTACTGATATAACATATGTAGGTAAGGTCAAGAAAACTTACGCAAATGTTCTTAAAAATGAGATGAAAAACCCTGAATTCACGCCAGCAATTGTCAGAGGTTTTGAATCAATCTATAAAGGGTTGGACTTTCAGGCTGCTGAAATTTTGAAGCAGGTAAGCACAGATCTGACTATCCAATTGAATAACGGGGATCTTACACCTCAAGCATATTCACGTAAGATGAGAGAAGTTACAGAGATCTTTTCTGAAGAGATTGAAGATCCTGTTTTATCAGTTGATCCATTAGTGGCTAAATAAGGCATCCATTCTGAAAATCCCTGATCCATTTGACTAGATCAGAATGGTAAAGACTGGGATTTTTCATAATAGTTTGTTGTTCTTGTCCAGGGGGGAGAGACCAAAGTAATTTGGTGTCTCCCCCAGGTGACACTTCCCAAATATCATGATCAAAATTGGGATAATCTCTGAATAGTACATCTGGCATAGGCTTAGTCTGACGGGCTATGAACCATTGTCTTATGACATTTACAAAGAACGTCTCTTTTTTTCTGAGACAAACAATGTAATATTTGCCGTCATACTTACGGCTATTTTTTTGTGCGCAATCTTCCAGCTCAGCTATATAAGCGGGAGTCATTGCATCAATTGTCTCTTGAACCTCTTGCATTTCATTGGCTTCAATACCTTTATGCAGAAGATCATACGCTGCTTTACCAGTGAATTTCTGGCCTTTCTCAAAACTCAACATGTTTTATTCCGTCTCTATAGAAACCAAGGATTCAGGTCTAAATTTGAAATTCTGAACCACAAACCAATTAGTCTGGACACTGTCAATAGCCATCATAATCTTTTGGATATCTACTTCTGAGAGATGAAAAGTTTTAGATTTGCCATTCACAAAGGAGAAAGTGATTTTTGTCATAAATATCTCTATTTTTCTTTCTTAGATTTTTTGCCTTTTTCCCGCTCTTCATGATGCTCTTTCAATTTTGGATACTTGGCATACACCTTTGCTCTAATAGCTCCAGGATTGGCCGCATAATGAGCTCTAGCAAGGGCATTCCTAGCATGAGGCAAATCATTGATAGGAAATGTGCCATCAGGCCCCGCAAAGTTTTTAGGAGAGACATTTTTGTACTTACCTACGCTACCCATGCCTGGTTTTTTACGTAGTTTGGAAGCCTCTCCTCTGGGAAGCGATTTTCCTTTAGCTATGACTGTTCTCTCTTTCATTTCTTCTTCTTCATTTTTTTCTTAGCACCTTTTGACTCATGTCTACGCGCTTCCATGCTTTGCTCTTTTTTTGATTCCTTGCCATCTTTCATTCCAAGATGTTCATCCATGCGTGCAATTTTTGACTGTTTTTTCATTGCTTCCTAATGTTGTAAATAGGGTTGAGTTAATGGTTTCATTTTTTGTGAGGTGGCAGTAGGCACCTTAATGCCTTTTCCTTTCATCACTTTTACAGCAATACTTTTTGCCTTTCCACCTGGTCTAATCATTACCATCTTATGATTTCCTGTTCTCAGATACTTTGGACACCCATTGCACATCAGCCGTAAAGCTGTTAGTAATGCCATCTCTATGTTCATGTTCACGGGAAAATGTGGTAATCATTGGATCAACAGGCATGTTAGCAAATGAGCCTTGACCCATTGGCACATCTGGGCTACGCGTCTGGTAGAACTCATAGTTCGCTTCCTGATTTGCTCTGAGCTTTGGCTTCATATTTACCTATTAGTGTTGATGAGAGAGGAATCTGCTTTCTTGACGCTCTGCATGGTGATTGCAGCGATCAATTTCAGCCATTGTATCATCTAAAACGTGTCCTCTTTGAGCAGGAGGTTTTGGATACTGAGACATATGCACGCCTTGAGGCATATTTGCAAATTCTCCGTGTCCCATTGGTGCACCTTCTCTCTCAGAAACCCCATGACCTACAGCCATATCGCCGCCATGTGAACGTTTGTGAGATTCATGTGAATGATGCATAGCTTTCATATGAGCTTTTTTCATAACAAGGTCTCCTTTAATCTTAACCTTTAAAATATTCACTTTACACTATTGAGAAAATTTTTTTATATTAATTTTTCATCCCTTTGCTTTTCTCTTACATTTCCTTGCTTTTTTGCTAGCCAAATTCTCAATCTACCTATGATACAGCCAGTAACGCATCTTGGTCTATGCTTGCATTTGCGCTTGTTCCAAAGGTCTATCTTGCTTGACTTTCTCTTCTGATTGAACACTTTCTCTCACCTGAGCTTCTTGAATAGTACGGATGATTTGTATGGCCTTTTCAATTTGATTTAGGTCAATGTCCGTTAGTTCTTTAACCGCTTTAATGCGATCCAATGTACCCATATCGCGGTCTTTTTGGGCCTCTGCAATTCTTTCAACTGCCAATGCTCTGTTCTCCTCAATACGCGATATCCTTTCAACGCCAAGTCCTTGGTTAGCCATTGCTCTAGATTTGAGGTCTTCAATTTGGGCCTGCAACACCTGCATTTGTACTTGTTGTTGTTGCTGTGCCAATTGTTGTTGCTGTTGCTGCTGTTGTTGCATGGCTTCAATGAGTTCATTTTTCTCCTGCAATGTAGAGGATTTGATTAGCATTTCTGCTGGAATTTCAATGCCAATTTCACGCATTTGAAGCAGTTGCGCAAATTGCATTTGTCTTTGTGTTGATGTATTTAAGCCTTCTTCCACTACAGCATCATATTTGCCAAATGCACGGTTATAAAACTCTTGTGAAGGCTCTTGTCCTAAGATTCTACGTACCTTACCTGGTGTCCAATTCTGCTGCATTAATGACATTTCAACATTACCTAGAAGCTTCAAAGATTGGTCTAAATTATCAAATAGCACCTGCAATGTGGTAAGGCCTGCACCTTGGCGTAACATTCCCAAAATAGCCGCTTTATCATCAGTTGCACTGCCTAGCAATTCTTCATTAACGCCAGATATTTGGCTTATTTCTTCACCTAATAGCTGAGACAATTGCATCATAGATGGTTGAATACCTGGCGGTTGAATAGGAACAACATCTGCAATATTAGCTTCTGCCTTGATAGCTAACCCTCTTCCTTGACCTTGAAGAAATACATCTTTTGGATTAACTAACGCATTCTCTTTATATATAAAACCTGAATTAATTTGAGATTCTAGTATATCTAATTCAATTATTTTGCGCCTGTTATATAAATATTGCGCATCCCGGATTCCGCGCACAACTCCTTGCACTCTCCAAGGGAAATAAGGGATTTGAGGTTCATAATAAGCCCATACTGGAACAAATGGATAACGGTCAATACCAAGAGGATTTGGCCCGTGATACATTACCTTACCTTGAACAACAATTGCTAATTTTACTGTGGGGATTTCCTGGTCAAGTACCACAATGTTAGGAAACAAACGCTTAAAATAATTAAGGTCATCATCTTGTCCTCTCCATTCATAAACCTCACCTGTTTCTGGATCACATAGCATTTTTTGCTTGCGTGTGTCCATGTACCAAAATTCATCATAAATTAGCAGATCTTGCATTCCGTAATTATAAGATTCTGGCATAAATTGGAATTTGCCATCTCTATTTCCCCATCCTCTCATTCCTCTAATTTCAGCTTCCCTATCAGGGATTAGAGCTTGGACTTGAGTGCGGCTTAGATATTTTCTAGTCCATATTGAGTTGCAATCTGTTAAGTCCATACGCTTGAAATATGGATCAATTAAATAGCCATTATAGGAGACGTTATCTACCTGAATTTCTCCATTTACGGGATCTCTTCTGAAATCCATCCACACAGAAAGCATATTCATACCAGTGGTTAATGCACCTTCAAATGCCTCAGAAATTGTCTCTAAAACTTGACCACGTGTATTTGCATGGATTAAAAGTTTGCTGAATTGATCAGATGTTTCTTGATGACTTGCCTCTACAGGTACAGCTACAATTGATTTCCTATGCTGGCGTTGATATCCAGAAATCATGTTAACAACACGCCTAATGCGGTTGAAATTAAATTGCCTGCGCCTAAATGCTGGTAAATTCCCATAAATATCATTCCAAAGTGTTTGATCCCCAGCTTTGAAGCGGTTGTCTATGTCTGCTTCACTCCAAAATGATTGATTGATTGTGATGTATTTGGCATAAGTGTAGTCCATCAGTTTTAGGATATTATGGTCATTATCAACATAGTAAGAGTCAGAAAGTTGAGGAAATAATGTCATGAAGAAGCCTGATTTTCTAATATTTCCTTTACAATAAAGCTTTTAACTTTAAATTTCAAAAAAGGATTTGCATGGCTCATTCTGTTGAGGACAAAGAAAAAGAACTCAAAGCAAAAATCAAATTAATCCACAAGAATGAAGAGCAAATGCTTGATGGTCTCATGACAGCTTTGGGAATGAGCGCTACGCTTACGCAATTTATTGCTGAGATATTTTATGACCAGAATATAGAACTTCCAGCTATGGTCAAATATGCTATGGCTATCACAAGCGGAAATATGTGTGCATTGATGTCAGCTCATCCAGAAAATGAGATTGAAAGAATGAAATTCCCCTCCTATAAGATGTGTGAAAATGAGCAGATGGAAGAATATACGCGCAGGAAATTCAAAGAAGTGATAAAGATTCTGTATGAAAACCATAAAGAGGAGCATGCAGATGAATTTGACTGAGGAAGAAATAGAATATATCACCCAAATTGAGGCAGTACAGTCCCTTTTATTTCCTCATATCAGAAAATGTATCAGTGAATATGGCCCTTATCTCACACAAAATGCATTGGGTTTTTTCTTAGCCAATCTAGATAAAGCAATTCAGGACAAGGAAATGGAATGGAAATCACATGGCAAACCTGCATAGTTCTAGTAGTGCTAATTATAGCAGTGGCATTCATAAATAGGTGATCATGGAATGGATTAAATTCAGCAAATACAACCTTCCTCCGCAAGGCCTGAAAATTGTCTGCTTTAGGAAAGGAGATGTTTGGATTGCACGCAGGATAAATTACCAAGGTAAAGACTACTATTTGGAATTTGTCTATGGCGGAAAAGAAGCAATTTCTACAGATGTTCCAGACTATTGGATGCAAATGGATTTGCCACAAGGATGTACAGGATATATGAGACTAGCAATTGATGAGAGTGAGCCGAGGACATTTGATGAATTGCAAAGAGTTGATCCAGCTTCGCATGAGGAATTTATGGGCATGATGATACGTGGTATTAGGAAAGAAAAATGATCATAGATTGCATCTCAGATTTACACGGTTTTTATCCGGAACTGGAAGGAGGAGACCTTCTGATTGTTGCTGGAGATCTTGTCCGTAATGAAATGCCTGAGAACTGGAATTCTTTTTTTTCGTGGTTAGCACAACAAAATTACACAAAAAGAATCATTATTGGGGGAAATCATGACAACTATCTTGTGGGTGAATTTCCAATAAATCTAGGTTATTATGAATATCTTCAGGATTCTGGTACGGAATTTATGGGATATAAAATATGGGGATCTCCTTGGACAAAGACATTTGAAGGAATGAATCCCCATTGCAAAGCATTTACGTTAGATAGTGAGCAAGAATTAGAGGAGAAATGGAGCATGATTCCTCCACATATTGATATTTTAATTACGCATGAACCTCCTTATGGGATTTTTGATGAAGTGATAAGAGACACATTCATTGAAGGACACCAATGTGATAAAATTGAGCATGTAGGTAGTCACAGTCTCCTTTATTATTCACAAATGCATCAGCCTAAGTTACATGTATTTGGTCATATTCATGAATCATATGGTATGAAAAGGCCAAATCTTGGATTCATTGATCTGGATGGTTACCCAATTTATGTGAACGCATCTCATGTGAATGAGAGATATCAACCTGTAAATAAACCAGTTAGGATAGAATTATGAAAGAATTAACCAAAGAAGAATATCTTCAAGCTGTTAGAATGGGAGTGCAAGACGCTCTTCTTACAATGACTGAATCTGGAGATGGTCATACGGGAGATATTATTAGGGAACCTTTTCTGGAATCTATTAGAGAGGGTGTTTATGATGCTTTCTGGGCATTATTCACTCATGCCACACATATGCCGTGTGCGGATTTCTATGACTCCATCCAAAAGGGAGTAAAAGAAGGCATTCAGGATTTAGAATTCAATATAATCCAGAAAGATAAAGAAGATGACTAAGCCTTTAGAGATCATCATGAAAATTGAGCTCAATGAAGAGGCCTTTGATGGTGTTGCGGAGCATACACGTGAAACTTTCATGATATTAATCAACAGTGAATTAGAGAAATTAGCTAGTATTCTCTCAAGGAAAGCAAGCGTCTGGATGTTCCAATTAAAGCACCCAAACTTTGGAGAAAGAGATGAAATGGATTAGTGTTAAGAATAGACTTCCAAAATCCAATCAATTAGTAAAGATAAAAGCAGATTATGCACCTGATGAATATTTTGAAGGTGAAGCTATTTTTACCTTATATGATATTGATGCATATAATGAAGCGTGGGGATGGACTATTAAAAAAGATTACAACTGCACTTTAAAACCAACTCACTGGATACCATTACATAAGGAGCCTGATGAATTGGATTAGTGTAGAAGACAGACTACCTCTCTTTACCAACCTTGTTCTTATTTTAACAGATTATGATGATACCTATCTAGGATATCTGCATCAAGATGGTAAATGGTATTGCAATTGCCCATGTTGTGAAAAATGTCAGATTCATGACGTAGTATATTGGAAAGATTTTGAGGATTAGGTTATTTATGAAATGGATTGATGCTGATGTTGAATTGCCACCCCCTAATGTTAATGTATTGGCCTATGACACACAGAGAATATACATAGCCTATATGCCAAATGATATTGAATACAATGAGCATTGGGTGATATGTGCTAAACAAGATTGCTGTAAATGGAATATTACAGCTCCAGTAAGATACTGGATGCCCTTACCTATACCACCAAAAGAGGATTAAATGAGTTGGAAGAGCGTTGATATTGGAACACCAAAAGCAGGTGAATATTTGTGTATTGTCAAATTCTGGAGAACCATTGGCACAGATCATCTGCATGGCTATGGTCAGTCTATGACTAGCCCGGTAGATATGGTTATCAGCTGTGGATTTGATCCAAAGAAAGGATGGTCTAATATTTTGCTAAAAACTATAGAATTTGAAGTGCTTTATTGGATGCCTATGCCTGATGCACCTGAAGAAATCATTCCATTAAGCAAAATCTTTCCCCAGGAAGTAATATGAAGACGCACTCTTTCCTATTGCTTGCCATGATGTGTCTTCACATTGTGGTTTTACATTTTAGGATGAATTACCTACAAGCACGTCTAGTGATTGAGTTGCAAAAGATTGCAGAGATCAATCAAACCCTGACAGATATCATCAGGAAAGAAGCTCATAAGAACAAATGAATAGTCATTTCATATATAGAGACAAAGAGGGAAAGCCTCTCACTGTGCAGCAATGGGGAGAACTCTTTGAAGATTACAAATACCGCATTGTGAAACAAGAACACTATGGAGATAAGTTCATCTCAACTGTATGGATAGGAATTCCTTCTCTAATCTACACAGAGAAAGGACTAAGATTTAATGGCTATTTTGAAACCGCTGTCATAGCAGAAGACCATCTTGAATTAGAAATCATGCGGTATGAAACCCTTGAAGAGGCAAAATTAGGTCATGAAGCAATGATTCATTCCCTAAAGTCTACTAACGCATGTCAATAGGGTCTTGGAAGAACCTAGGCAAGTTAGGCCCTGACTGATAAGCCTCTTGACGCATCTTATCAATGTCTCCCGGTGTTAGACGGTCTGTGGACTTATTAAAATAGTGGCTATATAGAGCATACCTCATTGCATCCAGGGCATGATCATTTTGCTTCTTAGGCTTGTCCACGCCTGTTTTAAGACACTTTGGATCCCACACGTATGATTGTATCTCTTCAATCAACTTCTTGCATCTACGGGTTATTTTAAGCGTACCTGATGATAGATACGTTGACACCAAGCGTATGCCATTAATGACCTCATTTTGAGCATCAAATAGATTGTGTATACCAGCTCTAAGAAGTTCAGCCCTAAAAGAAGCAGCGGAAGGATCAAGATAAATAGCGCGTATATGCTTAAACTTAAGGAAATTGTCAAGATCCGCAGCATATTCCGCATCTGTCTTAGAACGCTGGTGAATGTTGGAGTCATAGTAGTATTCATCCTCTACCCATATGTTGGGGTATGAATCATGGTTAATCCCAATTAGCACAAAGGCGCATGCATTGCTAGTTCCATAATCAATGCCACAGATGTAGTGATCTGCCCTGGTTAAAGGGTAGTCTAATACATGTAATTTCTCTTCAAAGAAGTCATAGATTGCACCCTCAGCTTGTACCCATTTACCCTCAATGAAACGCTGATACCACATACCACGGTATTGACGTTTTAGATAATCTTTCTCTAGCTCTTGAAGCTCTGGGTTATCATCCAAAGTGAATTTCCATGACAATACATCTGGATTATCAGTGAGATAATCACGCTTTGCCCAATGGAATGGAGAATCTGGGTTGGTAGTGGCAAATATCCTAGCTCCTCCCATTACACAACGGGAAATGAGCATCTTGAATACCACTTCAGGAATGATGCTAAGTTCATCTACATAAGCTCCAGCAAAGGTTGATCCTCTAATCTTGCTCTCTGCTCTTTCATCATCTGCTCCAATTATGTGGCATTTCCTCCCCCATATATGGATCTCTCTTTTACCACCATAATACTTGGCATCTATGCCAATCATACGCTCTAGCTGAGGCAATATATTACGCTTAAATGAGTCATATGTGCGGGTAATGAATGCATATTCCCCTTGAGGCCCAAATTGCACCTCTTTAAGGAACCGCCAGAGACTGACATATGTTTTGCCAGCTCTGACAGATCCTTCCCAGATGTTGATCTTTGCATTTGAATTCTTGAAAGAATCAAGTTGCTTAGCAGAGAGGGGGAAACTCATGCTTTAGGTGGCTCAGCAATTCTATCACAGAATTCCATGAATTTCTTAGCATCTGATTCATTGACATTAGACACCTTATTGTCTCTATCCCAACCAAATTTATTTCTCATCATCATCTGATAAATAGCTGGTTGGCATTTCTCAATCTCACCCTTCATCATTTGAATACCAGCTGCTTCCCATACTTGGTATGAAAGTGACTCTGCTCTATCCATTTGTGAAGGGTCTAAATTGAAGCGTTGTGATTTAACATAATTCTCAATGGTACCTTGAGTCACACACCCTGAAACACCATTCTCATCTTCATAATCAAAGACAAATCCTTTCTTATCTCTACCCATTGATACCCAAGCACAATACGCAGTAAATGCAGCTTGTTGTAGAGCTTCAGATTTGATCTTTAGCCTATTGGTATTACCCTGCAAAGCTTGAGCTATTTTCTCTTTCTCTTCTGGGGGTACTTCTCTACCTTTTTGATATTTACCGTCTTTATGTCGTCCTTCTTTATTCATAGTGCCCTTGTACTTAAAGCGTTAATTTCTTTTTCTACTGCATTTCTGAGCACTACAATTGCTGCATCTATGTCAGCAGTGGTTACATCTAGATCATCTAAACCCTTCTCTATCTTACAGATAAAATCATGTATTTTACCCAATGAGAGAGCTAATTCACCTTTTCCAAATACTTTTCCCATCTTCATTCCTATTTTGAGATCATGAAAATTTGTTTACCATCAAATCTTTTTTTTAACAACTTTTTTTAG